CCCAAAGACCTCTGGAGCGATTTCGTAGAACATCGCCGCCTGTTGCGCAAACCGCTCACGCCACTGGCCGCAACGCGAGTCCTGAAAATCCTGCAAGACGTAGCCGATCAGTTTTCAGAAGCCGAGGCACGCCAGTGCCTAGATACTTCGATAGCCAATGGCTGGGTGGGCGTGTTCCCGCCCAAACAGGCCGCAACGCCGCAACGCTACCAAAGCGTCGATGAGCGGAACCAATCCGTACTTGATGACTTTTTGAAAGGAGATGCCAATGGCAAGCCGGGAAACGATAGCCAGAGCCCTGAAGAGTTGGGCGGCCAACACTGGGCGGACTATTTCCAGCGACCTAGCCTCCGAGTGGTTTGAAGCGTTCCAGACCGTCAGCGATGATGACTTCGAACGGGCGCAACGCCAGTTGCTGTTTAGCACAGAAGATCGCTATCTGCCCACACAAGGGCAAATCTGGAAAGTTTTGCGCACCCAGCCACCCGCCCTGTCGCCACAGGCGCAGAAGCTCGACAAGGAAAAGGTCACCGAGCTGGGGCGCAAGTACCTCCCCAGGCTGGTAGCGATGGCAAGACGCAACGCCACTCCGCAGGACGCAACGTTACTCGGCTGATGTATGCTTGAGGTAGAACAGAAAGCAGAATGCGTAGTTCGGAACGCGATTGGTGCCGTCTTCCCAGGCCTGCCAGGTACGGTAGGGGATTTTACAGCGTCGAGAGGCGGCGGCCATACTCAGGCCCAGCTCCTTGCGAGCTTCGCGAAATTGTTCAGCGGTCATAAGTTTTTCAGGTTAGGAGTGCAGGACGCAACGCCACCTAGGACGCAACGCCACTGCAAAAAAAAATTATCGGCGGGCTACGCGATCAGCAAACCATTTGGCTTCCTGTTGATAATTTGGCGAGTCTTCGCTGATGTCGTGCTGTTCGCAATACTCTACCCATTCGGCATTGAGCGCTTGCAGCTCTTCAGTTGTGTAGCCGGTTGTGTTGTCTTCTGTGAATAATTCCATATCGCCTCTGTTGGTTAGTGGGGACGCAACGCCACCCAGTTTGCAAAAAACGGGGAAGAGCCCGCACGACGCGGGCTAGGTGGTTAGAACTGCTTGCCTTGCTTGGCAAGTTCTAGTGCGTAGTCAGTCTTTAGCCAGACCGTCAAACCGGCCTTGCGTAATCGCCGGTTGCTTTCTTCGCCGCCGCTGAACAGTCGCACGCTGAAGGGCTCACCTGTGGCAATCTCCACAGCGCGGCTGATGACTTTCTTAGGCGCTAACATCTGATCGTCAAACACGACTACAAACTTGGTCGAATTGTCTTCAGCACACTCCGCGATCAACTCGCGGCAAGCCTGCGCGGCCTGCTCTGCAGTAAAATCGGGAATGCGCTTGCGTGGTTCTTGTTGTCTCATCGTGGCTCCTCTGTGATTGTGGTGACCTCATCATCAAGAACGTAATGCTCGTGAGCGTGTAGTAGGTCTTCAATGTCATTAGTCGTTGTCCAGTCCCAATCTTCGCTTGAAGTTCCGACAAACTGCTTAAAAAAAATGTATTGGTCCGCGTTGGTTTCAGCGTCAATGTATGTCACAAAAGTTCTTACAGTTTTGATTCCGATTCGTTTCATGGTGCCTTTGTTGGTGATGCCCGCACGAGGGCGGGCTGTGTTGGTGGTTTAGTGCAGTTTGTAGTTAACATGCCCGACGTTGCGATCCCAGCAGGCGCGGCAGTAATCGCAGTGACCGCTTCCACTAGTCTGTGCGTGGCAATTGCCCGCTGTGCTGGTAGTCACGCCGGATGTAGTCACGCCTGGGAGCGCGTAAACGTTCGGCGCTGGTCCGTCGACCATGTGAGCGCTGAAACGCACACAGAGATTGACTGGAATCACGTTGCCCAGTTTTAGCCAATCTCTGACAATCTTGTACTCACGCGTCGGTAACCAGTGCCGCGTGCCTGGTGACGCTAGGCAAATTTCAACAATCAGTTCGAAGTGCTCAACGGACTGGAGATCGCCGGCGTCGTGCCAGCGGTGCCAATCTACTTTCGAAAGCAGGAACGCAAAACATTCAACGTAAACGGCGCGGAACGCGTGGTCTTCCAGTGCCTGCTTTACGCGGTCCAGGCGTAGGTACTGCGCAGTAGCTACGTTCGGCATGACGTAGCGGTTCTTGAGCGCGTAGCAGTCACTGCAGGTACTGCCCGCTACCTTGCGAAGCTTTGAACCGGTGATGCACTCAGCAGCCGGTATCCCGTAGGCTGTGCCAGGCATTTTGGACGGCTTGCCCAGTCCGCCCGTAACTTGATTTGCAAAGCGCTTGGTTATTGTGGTTTTTAATTGCTTGCTCATGATGTAATCCCGAAAAGGTTGTAAAACGCACTGGCGTGATTGCCAGCACACAACCTAATTTATACATCATATGTGTAATAGCAAGCATAAAATACACATCATATGTATATAATAAGGTAAGACTATGCCTGCCTATCGCTTTGACGTTGTTCCCGTTGCCGCTCCCCGCATGACGCACGCCGACCGCTGGAAGCGCCGTAGCTGCGTCGTTCGCTATTTCGAATACCGTGACGCTGTGCGCGACCAAGCACAGGCAATGGGTGTGACGCTCTCAGAGCGCTTTAGCGTGCAGTTTTACTTGCCTATGCCGCGTAGTTGGTCCAAGCGCAAAAAGCAGGACCACGACGGCAAACCACACCAGGTTAAGCCTGATGCCGATAATTTGCTTAAGGCTTGGATGGATTGCTTCGGCGAGGATTGCGCGGTTTGGTCGGTTTCCGCTTCAAAGTTTTGGAGCGCTTCGCCTGCCGTTGTGCTAGTCGTGCCTGCGCCTTCGCTCGGCGATCCAGCACAGACTGTGGTGTGAGCATGTCCTGAAGGATGCTAACGGGCGCATCAGGAGGGAGTGATTGGATTGCGTACAACATCGCAACTTGATTCAGCGTGCGAGCTGGTGTGGGCATCGTGCCGCGTTCCTGTTCGCAGATATAAAATCGCGATAACATCAGCACTTCAGCCAGCTCTTTCTGTGTGTAGCCCAGTTCCGTGCGCCAGTAGCGAAGTAGCTGACCGGCGTTGCAAATATTTAGCGCAACATGGGGAGGCAGGCCAGTCAAGGTAGGTAAATGCTGGGGTTGTGGTGATTTTCACACAGCAGAAAAGCGGTCATACGTTCGCCCTGATACAAGTTGATTCGCCGCCAGCCCGCATGTTTACTGGGATCGATGAGTTCGTTAAGCTAACATTATCGAACGTATAGATTATCGCCATTCGCCGCCAGCCCAGCGTTTATGCGGTATCGGGCATCCTACTTAGCGGCCATTCGAGGGGTGCGGGGGCACAAAACGGGGCGTCGATGCTAGGTAGGTCTATCCCTTCCCCCAAACGGAGCCGAAAATGAATCCCTACACCGAACACGGCTTTGCCTCACGCGCCGATTACCTTTTGGCCTTATCGGACGAGTACGACCTACCGGAGTCGGTAGTGACGCTGGTGGCTTCACGGCTAGGCGAAGCTGAAGACTTTGACGGCTTGCCGGTGGAGTTGGCTGCGATCCGCGAGTTGCGGAGCTACTCTCTGTAACCATCCCCGCCCTATGGTGGCCCTTACGGTACGCCTTGCTTTCGCCGCGAAAGTACGGTTTGGCTTATGGCCTAAGCAGGAGTTAAGCACATGCCACGACGTAGCGCAAGTAGCGCGACCAAGCCGATGATCGACGTAGTCGGTCAGGACATCAACAGCGTAGAGTTTGTGCGTAGGGTGATGGGGCCTGGGACGTTAGCGGAGAAGGCCGCAGCGCTGGGCATGAGCCGCAACACGTTCGATGCGGAGCGCAAGCGTCGGGCCGATCAGATTGCGCTACAGACGCGCATTGAGTTGGATGAGAATGTCCACCGTGCGATGGCGACGTTAGTCAGCCTGTTGGACTGTGATGACCCGAACGCCAGGTATAAAGCGGCGAAGGATATTCTGGACAGAGCGGGCTTCAAGCCAACGGACCGGGTGGAGGTAACGGCGGAGGTCAAGCGAACGCCCAAGGAGATTGAGGCGGAGGTACGACAGCGCCTGGGTGATGAGTTTGGGGCGAGGCTTTTGGGCTTACAGCCGAAGGACCTGGAGCCCCTGGAAGAGGCGCCTGGTACGAAACAGCAACCGGACATTGAAGATGGCGAATGGCAGAGTATCGCGGCAAAAAAGTAACGCTGAACAAGCCTCGGCGCACACCGGGTGGGCGCAAGAAGTTTGAGGTCTTTGTCAAGAACGATGCTGGCCGCGTGGTGCGGGTAGCGTTTGGCGATCCGAAGATGAGCATCAAGAAGGATCAGCCTGGTCGCAAGAAGAGCTACTGTGCGCGCTCTGGCGGCATCAAGGGCACGAAGGACAGAACGAGTGCGAACTACTGGTCCCGCAGGATGTGGGGCTGTTGATGATTTTGGAAGCGTCACGGCGATTAGGTTTGGCGGGTAAAATTTCTGAGGGAATACCCAAGCTATCGGGTCCGCCACAACATGTAGTTGCCACTACTCCACGCAGAGCGAAGGAGCCTATGAGTCAAAGCGATAGGGTGGATCTTCGGAGTCTCACCCAAGCTGCGCTTCCAAACCTTTTGGGGCTTGAGCGATGATTGTGAACTTGAGCCCTCTGGAGATTGATTTTCTATTGCGGGAGCTGGCAGCGAACCAGGGGATGATTTCCCCAAGTGCGAGTATCCCGGCCTGGTACCGCCACAGCATTCAGGAGACGTTGCGGGATGCGCTCTTAGCGGACAGGAAGCAGCGCTGGGCCTTATCAGACAAACGCCACAAGGAGTTGTTGGATGCAGAAAAAGAAGGGCTTGTACGCGAATATACACGCCAAGCGGAAGCGAATCAAAGCAGGCTCCAAGGAGCGTATGCGCAAACCGGGGTCGAAGGGGGTACCGACAGCGAAAGCCTTTAGGGACAGTGCCAAGACTGCCAAACGTACCAAGCGAAAGGGGAAGTAATGCCAGGAATGACCAAGAAGCCGTTCAAGGTTTGTGCGAAGTGCCCGTCACCGGGCAAGTGTAAGGCGGCAGGGCGCTGTCTCAAGAAGTACGGGGCCACCAAAAAGAAATGAATTTCGCAGTCTTTGGCTACTTAGGAGCCATCACCCTAGCAAATCTGAGTTTGCTTTGGTTTGGGCCAAGTGCGGCCATTGTGAATGCTTTTTTGCTGATTGGCCTAGACCTGACATTACGGGACCGCCTACATGAGGCTTGGGGTGGTCAAGGGTTATGGCCGAAGATGTTGGTCTTGATTGCCAGTGGTTCTTTGCTGACGGTGGCCCTGAATGTAGACGCCTGGCAGATTGCGTTGGCAAGCGCCGTAGCCTTTGGGGTCGCAGGTTGTGGTGACGCGGTAGTCTATCACTGGTTACGGCACAAGCCCTACTTGTGGAAGGTAAACGGTTCGAACGTAACCGGCAGTTTATTGGACTCATTGATTTTTCCTACGCTAGCGTTTGGCCTTTGGATGCCAGAGTTGGTGCTAGGTCAATTTTTAGCCAAGGTAGTCGGTGGCTACTGTTGGGCACTCTGGTTCAACCGCAATGATACACTTTCACGGCACGCCCATTAGTGGCGCGGAAGCGATTGTCAGCAGGCTTTTACTGAGCCGCTTTGCTTTTGTCAGCTTTGCGCGTCCTGACCAGATGGCTCTAGTTTCTGAAACGGCAGCAGGATTTGCCCTAGACAATGGGGCCTTCAGTTTCTGGAAGCGGCAGCAGGAGATGGATTGGGACTTGTACCGCAGTTGGGTCTTGGATTGGTATCGGCACCCAGCGTATCAGTTTGCAATCTTACCGGATGTAATCGGCGGTTCGGAGGCTCAGAACGATGACTTGCTGACAGAATATGCCTTACCGAAGGGGGTGCCTGTCTTTCACCAAGGCGAATCCTTGGAGCGCCTGGAGCGATTAGCGGATCAGTATGACCGGGTAGCGTTGGGAGCCACAGAAGCGCACATCCCAAGTGAAACCTTCTACTCTTGGCTAGATGACTGTATGACGGTCTTGTGTGACACAGAGGGCAAGCCAAAGGTTCGGATACACGGGCTACGAATGCTCAACCCTGAAATCTTTCAGCGCTACCCCTTTAGCAGTTGTGATTCCACAAATCTTGGACAGAACTACAACACGCCAGCTCGCTGGAATGGGACCTACAATCCGGTGGGTCCAGAGATGCGAGGGATGGTATTACGGGACCGGATTGAATCGTTTCAAGCCCCTTGTCGGTTTGAGCGTCCACGCTATCAACAGATTTCTTTGTTTGCGTCATGACTAGAAACGAAGAGGCGGACGCCTACGTTCAGCAGCAATGGCTGGAAGAGGTGGATGAGGTTCTGAAGCTGCGGGACCTGTACGAAGAGACGCGGCGTACCAGGGCCTTTGACTTCTATGAGCCCTACCCGTTTCAGTTGCGCTTCCATGAGGCGCGAGACGATCAGGGCAACCGGGCGCGGCAGCGCTGTTTGATGGCCGGGAACAAGACGGGCAAGACGTACTCCGGTGCAATGGAGGTGGCCTATCACCTGACGGGGATTTACCCGGACTGGTGGCAGGGTGTGCGCTTTGAGAGGCCGATTCAAGCCTGGTGTGCAGGCAAGAGCCACTACGCCACCCGCGACATCGTGCAAGCGGAGCTGTTGGGCGAGTCAGGCGATCCTGATGCGTTTGGGACCGGCGCGATTCCACGGGACTTGATTATCAAGACCGAGCGCAACCCCGGCGTGCCGAATGCGATTGGCTTTGCGCTGATCAAGCATGTCAGTGGTCGCAACAGCCGCTTACAGTTCAAGAGTTATGATTCGGGTCCAGCGGCCTGGATGGGGGTAGCGGTGGACTATGTCTGGCTGGATGAGGAGCCACCCCAGGAGATTTACAGCCAGGCGCTGCGTTCTACGCTGAAGTCTGGGGGTCCGGTAGCCTTGACCTTTACGCCAGAGAATGGCGTCACCGGCGTAGTGGGCATGTTTCTAAACGAGCGCAAGGCGGGTCAGTCGTTGATTCAGGCGACCTGGGATGATGCGCCCCATCTGAGCTTGGAGGTACGCGAAGAGATCCTGGCAGCGTTGCCTCCGCATGAGCGGTTAATGCGCTCCAAGGGCATCCCGATGTTAGGTTCAGGGCAAGTGTTCCCGGTACCGGAAGACAACATCAGTTGCCCGGCCTTTCCGATTCCAGAGCACTGGGCGCGGATTGCAGGCATTGACTTTGGCTTTGACCACCCTACGGCCTGTGTCTGGCTGGCTCATGACCGGGACACTGACACGGTCTATCTCTATGACGCCTATCGGGAGAAGGGCAGTGGGATGTTGCAACACGCCGAGGCCATCAAGCACAGAGGCCCCTGGATTCCGGTAGCCTGGCCGCATGACGGTAGTATCCATGACAAGGGTAGTGGCGAAGCCTTGGCAACACAGTACCGGCGGGCAGGGATTCGCTTTCTAGGAAGCCACTTCACGAACCCGGAAGGCGGGATTGCGGTGGAGCCGGGGATCATGGCGTTACTGACGCGGATGCAGACGGGGCGCTTCAAGGTCTTCAACCATCTCGACACCTGGTTTCAGGAGTTTCGGATGTACCACAGGAAGGACGGCAAGATTGTGCGCAAGGTCGATGACTTGATGTCGGCCACCAGGTATGCCGCACAAAGCCTCAGATACGCCATCACGAACAGTTTCCAGCCCAGACCTTCTGTAGCCGTGGGCAGTCTCTCAGACGGCACCTTCGACCCCTTTGACTTCTGGGTCAAACACCCCACCCCGGAAAGCTATGGCCCGCTCAATTGACTTCAACCCCAGAGCCTTGCTAGGCCAGCGTCAGCGTGAGTTTCAGCAACTGCAGGAATCGGGACGCTCTGCACAGGAAGCTTATCAGAAGCTCTACCCGGACTACCAGACCGCTTACGATCAGGCGGTGGCCTTTCAGGATACCGTACAAGCCGCCTATGACGCTTTTCAAGCGAACAAGACCCAGGCCAACCTCGACAGCTACAACGCCTTGAGCGCTCAGTACAGCCAGTTACAGACCAACTACCGGCAGTATGAGCCACAGCTTCAGGAGCTGCAGGCGACAATGGCGGGAGCCTCTACACGCTTGCAGGAGATTGAAGGCGAGTTACCGGAGTTGCAACGATCCCTAC